GCTTTATTGCTTTTTTAACTTCCGCATAACTTATTTCGTCGTTATTCTCTTTAAGTCTATCTAACAAATCAAATAATATAAAATATATATCTTTTGCTTGTAGATATCTTTTATCGTCTAATATATTTACTGACTTCATTCTTCCTCCAATTCAAAGTCTGACCAGTCTCTACATTCGCTACATATAGCAACGCCTATGTCTCCGTCTTCTACTAATTCTGTTATAGCGCTACCACCACAACAAGTAGACATCCAAACTTTATCGTCTCTATCTATTATCTGCATAATACCTTCTTCGTGTTCAATCATTTTATCCTCGCATTGTTCACATTGTTTAATATAAATTTTTGGCTCGTCGCCGTCGCAGGCATTCCCGCAGTCGCATTGGACTGCAGGAGTATATATGCCGTACTTGTCTGCATATTCTTTAGTTGACAAAAATAGTAAATAGTCGCTCATATACAGACTCCTTTTTGTTGCTTACAAAACTTTATGACAGACAGAGGCGCCAACCTATAAACGTTGCTGAAAGTAGGTATACAAAATTTGTATACTGCTATTCCTTTATCTAGCTTAAATTGTTTACTTAATCTGTCTGCCATAATTCAATATAATAATAATTTTTAAAAAAAGCAAATTTTATATCCAGCTATTCAGCTAGTGTTATATATATTTATAAAAAAAATTTTTATAGACGTAAAAAAGAAACCGACGATGTTAATGTTTTTAGTTAATATATTAATATATATCAGTATCTTAATTACGTCTATATTACCTTAGTCTTCGAGGTTTCATTCTTTCTAAGCCCTAAGGTTTTGTCTACTAAAAGGGAAGGACACCCAGTCGTTCTTCCACTTCTCGTATCTGCTCTCTATATATCTCTACAAGTCTATTGTCTTCAGACGTGTAGGTTATACTTGAACGTTGACTAGCATTTACGTACTCGTCAACTGGTCTACAAATGTAGTCTAAGACATCTTTTGTTTGGAAGTTATACAACCAATCAAAGCGACTTAAACCACGTCTAGTTTGTACTTGATTCCAATATTTGAGTCTATTTCTAGAGTCTCCAACTTTGATGAACTCTTGCGTAAGAGTGTCGAAGTCGTACCAATCTGTAACTTTACCATAACAACGATTTAAGTGGTTACAGTCAAAGTATCTATCGTTACGTCTATCATAGTATCTATTGTAATAGTAGTCTCTTGTAGACTTTGGTATACTAAATAAGTCCATCATTGCATTAAACGTCAATGCTCTATTCTTCTCTGCAAAAATTACTGACCTATATCCATAGGCGTAGACCAGAGAGTAAAAGCTGACCTTAGTGTCAAGTCTGTGAAAGTCTCTTAACTTACGATATAATATATGTAAGTCTGGTGTAGACTTCACAAAATGATAGTCTTTTAAGACTTCCATGTCGTACTTATTTAGTAGCTGTTTTTCGACGTCTGACAACGGACATTTATCTTCTCTTAAAAGAGAGTCTCGAAAATTAGACATAGCCATAGAGACTTTACTCTTTACTATTTCTTCGCCTATTTCGTATGCCTTATCAAAGACTTGAGTCCAAAATATTACCCAATGTTTGATTTTGTCTGGATTCAAAGTACCACTATGATATCTGATTTCCGTCCCTTGCTTTGCATAAAAATGACAATGCAAGTTCAGTCCGTGATATCTTTTTTCGTGATACTTTTCGTCGTAGTAAGCACCTGAGTCGTACCAAGTGTCTATGAAGTCATTTCTTCCGTAGACGTGAGTCAAGTGTCCCAAGCTTTGTGATACCGATTGAGACCAACGACTATTACGTCTGCTACTTGGTAGCCACGCATAGACGTGAGGCTCAATCATTTTCACAAGTGAACTAAGGACGCTAAAATGTATATAGTCATAATCGCTTGTGTCTACATGTAAATGCAGACCGCAATTTTGACTAACATAAGCACCTTCGTCTGAAAGAGCTTTACACATAGTACGAATGTCTGCGTCTATAATGTCTCCACGTCTTGGAGATGTAACGACTTCTACACCAAACGGGTGATTGGAACTCGTTACAGAGGAATCACTTACGACGCTAAATCCGTATTCTCCATGTTCCCAAGGACGATACCTTTGCTTATACCATTTAGTATGTCTTGACTTATGAAGAGCTTTAGACACTATTTCGTGTACGGCGTTTCTATGACTATCGTAGTCTGACCATATTTGCTGGTCTAAGTTAATTTCCAACTCTAAGCCGACATTACGTTTACTTTTAATAATGTCGTAAGAGTCTTTCATCCACTTACTAGCGTTCTTCTTGCTTCTTGACCTATAGTCTAACATCTCAGGGTCTGTCTGCTTGACGATTTTTCCGTCGTGCATACTATACCCAGACATTACTGGTGTTATGAAGTCATTTCTTGTCTTTACAAACTCGTTAGACATAACTTCCCATTCGACGTCATCATGACTGCTGTCGTAACAACTTTCACAATTATAATAGTCGGTTCTGTCGTTCCAGACCATATCGTCTCTGTCGCAAGTGTCTCCACATTCCGAGCAATCGTCGTAACTGTCTTCGTAACAAGCATTGCAAATTGGATTACCATAAGTATTATTTTGTGCGTCGTCGCTTCGAGTCTCCTCTCCGCAATCGTCGCAACTTATATAAAGTTCGTCATAGCATTCCTCGCAATGAGCATCTCCGTCATTGTTAAATGACGTGTCTACTTCGTCCACAGACACTGAACATTCTACGCAGTCGTTTAAGATATCGACTTCGTTGTCCAAAGCGTGATTGACTTCGTCGTTATTACTTCTGAACTCAGGAGGCATCTTCGACACCTTCCGAGAATTCGTCTATCATAAGTTCGTCGTCTTCAGGGCTAAACATATTCATTTGTCCCATATTGCTTACCACAGACTCAGGGATAACCCTTCCGTCTATAGTGCAATACATCCAAACACCTTCTTCAGAGTCGAAAAACCACTGTTCTGGACTACCTCCGTATATAGTCGCAAGATTGTCTTGTTCGTCTGCATACCAATTAGAGTCTTTCCAGTCGTCTGGTAGTATAGCATAATCGTTCGCTAGTTCCCACTCTGTATTGCCACTAATAGTATACGACGTATCTTCAGCATTGTCTTGCTCTGTCCATGCGGACGTAGTGTACGAATTTGTCTTAATATATTGATAGTTATTAAGACCATAGTTGTAGACTCTTGAATCGTATTTGAATTTAGTCTTTGTCGGATTACTACCTTCTTTGTCAAACTTAGTAATGTCGTAGCTATATAGATTATTTCTATTTAGTTTAACGACATTGATATCCTTTTCGTCTAACTCTGTAAATAAAAATAGAGGTTGTTCGACGAAGTCTTGTTCTGACGCAAAAAACAAAGTCTCTAAATGTTTAACGTAAGCAACATATAAAGGTCTATTGGTTTCTCGACACAAGTTCAAGACGTTAGGGTTATCTTTGACAAAAGCCAAAGCAAAGTCGCTGTCGAAATTTTTAATAGCTGATTGAAAATCGTCGTTTAAGTCTATTGCCCTAAATATTAATTGGCTATCGACGGGACAATTTTTGTTCAGTTTCTTTTCCATTTCGTCTATATTATATACGCAACCATTATGAGCACCAACGACGTTGCCTACTCTAAACGGGTGTGCATTTTCCTTAGTAATACTACCAGCAGTCGCGTATCTAGTATGTCCTATAACAATACGGACGTCATTACGTAGACCTTTGATTACTGAATTGTATTCTTTGGTATCGACAAACTTTGTGCTTTCAAGTAGTGATTTATGTATTACGGCTTCATTACCGACGCCTGCTATACCAGACGAGTGAGACCCACGGACTTCAGAGTCCATAGCCATCATACGCATTATGCGTCTGACTTCATCCCAGTCGTTTTGAGTATAAGGTCGTTGGCTCTTAGCCATTCCATATATTCCACACATAGTCTATTCTCCTGTTCTTTTGTTAACGTTCTCGCTACGTCCGACCTGTCGTAGCGACCTAAAATTCTTTGTAGACAACGCCCTGCTATAAAGGACGTTCAATGAGTAATAAAAAATGCAGGGCTTATTGTCTATTCTATTCATATCGTCTATCTGTAAGAGTCCTTGCCAAGTTCATATATAACTTCTGTAAGCATTTGTCGTACTTCTCTAGTATGTTTTTTATATATGCTATCAACGTCTAATAGGGTTTCAACTACTCTAGCAAATTTAGACTCTAATGTATTGAGTCTAAGATTTGAGACATTATGTTTATTGTAGAAGGTTGAGATTGCAGACTTCAACTCTATAGTCTTAGTACGCAGTCTTTCGACCTCTCTATCTAGCTGGTCGATTTCTAATTTTGTGTCTATGTTTACCATTAGTCTACCTTTCTTAGTTATGACGCTAATCTTATTTAGCGTCTTTGTTTTCATATCCTAGTCGTTCGTGCTTGTTAGCTAATCTAACGTGTTTACGACTAGCTTTGTCTAGTATGTCGCCATACCAATCAAGTCTTGTATTACGCTCTTTTGTCGTATCTTTAAACCAATCATCAAACTCTAGTCTGTTGATTGTTGTCGCAGTAGCAAATTTAGACTTTGCTATTTCTACTGAAAATCGGTGATTAAGTCTGTGCATTTTAAATGCGACGTTCTTAATAAACCAATGTACATCTTTCATTGACGTCGCTTCGTGTAGCATTTCGTCGTTTACAAAGTGGTTATAAATGATTACATTCCACGTCTTTTGTTCGTTGTCGTTAGGGACAACATATACTGAAATACTACGTGGCAACGTCTCAATTTTTATTGTTTCGTAGACTTTGTGTTTATGTCCGCAAGAACATTCACACGTCTTTGAAGTTGTTATTGTGTCGCTCATTGTTTCCCGTCGTTTATTTGTTTATATATAGGTATTATAACCCGTTTTAAATTATCATTTTATATTGAATAAAACAAATAAAAATTTATAGAGATAAACCCTCAATTTTTTTGTTTATCTATCTAGCTAATCGAAAAAATTTTATAAAATATGCGACGTTATTTTGTAGACAATTCTTAAGATTCTACAAATTTTAATGTTTGCTATGTGTTTTATAATGTGTATTTGATTTAGACGTATTATTTGGACTTTTACGGATTTATGTCTATATTCACTTAATTAATAATAATCAATTACAAAGGAGTAATTAAAATGAGTATAAAAAATAAAAGTAATGATGTAGTAAATCCCGAGATAGCAAAAGTATCAAGGGAGTATTTTAATAGCCAAATGGACAAGTTTGAAGAGCAGGGCGAGAAGTTTAAATTAAAGCCCGAAGTAGTCCAGAGTATGAAAGATGACTTTGCAAGTACGCACGCTATTAAAGGTACGAAATTAGATTCACACTTAATAAGATTAGGCAATGTAGATGAAAAATATAAAAAGTTCATTTCTGGTACATTAGACGAACTTTTAGATTTTAATCTATTGCTTATCGTTGACGGGGTTAAACTATCCCGTAAAAAAAGAAATTCAACAATAGAAACTGAAGGAGTTCCCCAATTAAAGTTAGTTGTTGAAGTTGTTGATGAAGATAAACTTGATAGCAAAAGAGAGGAGTTGAAGGCACAGGCATAGTATATATATAATCAGTTAGTATATATCACAATGACGGCGATTCTTCTTAGGTCGCCGTTTTTGTTATATGTCTATATCTAGCAAGGTAGATAACTATTAATGAGATTCAGCTATTGTATTTTTGGAAAGTATTTTGAAAGGGCGATTTATCTCTAAAATTGCAAGATTTGCGCATAATATATATTATGTATAATTGAAATACGTATAATAAAGATTATGTATAATCCAAACCCCTCTTAGGATTTTTAAGCTTCCCCTTCCCTTTTTGGAATTTTCAACCTAATTTTAGAATTTCTAATTGGAAAAAGACCGCACCCCATATTGGAAAAAAAGAAGCGAACACAATAATGTGCAATTTTTCAACCAAGTGCGGCGGTTTGGCTTTTTTTGTATAATATTATTTTTTTTGTGGGTTGTAAAAAATTTTCGGCGGTAAAATTGAGGAAGAGGGTCTCTAGAGCACCGAGTATTATTTAAGAAATAGATTTAATAAGTATATTTTTATAAGAGCACCGAGTATTAGAAAGTACGAAGAAAAGTTTTTTTCTGTCAAGATATTTCTTACCTGTTGTTAAAGATTTATTTTTATTTATTTGTATTATTTACTTGACTGCTGTAAGAAAATGAATGTAAGTTGCATACACAAAAGATAAACGTACATATTTTTATGTACACATTTACTAACTGGGAGAGTAAATATGATTAGAAAGTTAAAAATTGGTGGTCATCCGTATGAAATATTGGTTTCAGACCTAAAACATGAAGACCCAACAAAAGAATTGTACGGTAGACACGAGGTAAGAGAGAATATTATATACATAAACGATACTATAGCACCTTCTAGAATGGAAGAAACACTTATACACGAGGTTTTACACGCTATTTTCTATAATAATGGCTTAGAACACGATGAAAGACAGATAGAAGCTATTAGTAATGGTTTATTTCAGCTAGGAATAGGAGATTATCTGTGGAAGAAATCAGAAAAGCAATCTTAAAATTCAAAAGTCTAGGTAGAACTGATATTGTGCAGAAATTGCAACAAGAATTAGATGCTCTTGAAAAAATAAATAAAAAGCTAGATTGGAAAAGGTATGAAAAATTATTAAGAGAGCAGGAAGATAGGCCTGATAAGGAAGATTTCTACAAAGAATGAGAAAAAGGTTAACTACGGGATTAAAAGAATATGATAAGTTTTCAGCTTATACAAACCCTGAAGGTGTAGAAGAAGCAAAAGAGGTAGAAGCTTTGTTACACTATGACCTAGATAGAGAAGATAAGATAATCGACGAGATGTTTGTAGATACGCCGTCATATAAAAGGAAAAAGAATGACAAATAACGACCAAATACTAAGCATGATAAAAGAGAGGCTTGACATCGGCGCCAAAAAATACGGCGAACAAGTGCCGATTGACGGAACGCGTGACAATCTGAAAGAGAGCATTGAGGAATTATTAGACCTTTGTGTTTATTTATCTGCTGTTGCGTTAGAATTACATAAAAATTATACTAATAATGAAAGAGGCAAGTAATGGCTAAAAACAAACTATGGACAGATGAAGAGATAGTAATACTACATCAGTATGAAAAGACAAATAAGTCTGCTTTTCAATTGTACCAAGAGGTAAGACTAGCTGGATACAATAGAACGTATAAAGCAGTAACAAGAAAGATAGAAGCTTTAGGGTTTAGAAAACCAAAAAGATACAAAACTGGACACGAAATCAGTATTGGATACTTAGACATAGAATCTACTGGATTTAGTGCTAATATTGATGTAATGCTTTCTTGGTGTATAAAAGGAAGAGGCGTAAAAAAAGTTGCTGGTGCCTGTATAACAAGAGAAGAACTAATGTCAGAAAAGTCAGATTCTCGTATTGTTGAGCTTTTAGTAGAAGAAATGAACAAATACGATGTTATTATGACTTATTATGGTACTAGGTTTGATATTCCGTTTATAAGAACAAGAGCGTTATATCATGGAACATACTTCCCTATGTATAGACAAAAGTCGCATAAAGACCTATATTATGTTGTAAGGTCAAAATTAAAGCTACATCGTTCTTCATTGATGGCTGCTACAGAGTTTTTTGGTATTGATGGTAAAACAAGAATCAAACCAGAATACTGGCAAAAAGCAAGATGGGGCGATAAAAAGTCTTTAAAGTATGTATATGACCACAATGTCGCAGATGTTGAGATATTAGAGTTATTACATAGAAAACTAGAAGAACATGCACCGCCAATGGTAAGACCACTGTAAAAGGAGAGAATATGGCTAATAAAGAAGAAAAACTAGTTATAATGAACGATGGCAAAGAAATAGAGTTTGTTATGTCTGATTTGTCAGACGAGGCGAAAGCGCAATATGCTAGAGCTAATGAACTTGCAGGTCAGCTTATGCAAATAGACCGACAAGCAAATGAAATAAGATTTCTTGCCAATAACTATATTAGATTCGTAATCGACGAACTTGAGAAAGACGTTGACGAAAAAGAAGAAAAATAGTTAAATTATGCTAGAACGAGTTGTTAAAGGTGTGACACACTACCTTTACGAGAGTCAAGAAGAGTTTAGGGAGTATCATAAAGATATATCTTTAGTAACTGATTGGAGACATTCGAATAAAGGAGATTGGATTTTAACTGATGATGGTAACATATGTCAGGTTTTGCATTTAGGTATTTTAAATAAATCTAAAAAAGAAACCACGTTTATAAGAACTATTGTAGGTTCTTTCGTATGTTCTGACAAAGTTAAGCTAGTAGGTCCAATGAGAACTAATATGCACACCTTTTCAACCGATGGAAAATCTCCTTCTGTTAGAAAGAAAGAAAGAAAGCATGCTACTGAAAAAGAATTTTTGTTTAGCAAGTATGTGGCAAAAGGAGATGATGTTGTAGACGCGTATATGAAAGCTTTTCCTAGCAAGAAAGAAGACTATGCTAAGTCTCAAGCAAAACTATTATTAAAAACAGATAGGGTGAAAACATTGATTAGAGAAGAAATAGACAAATATTTAAACGAAGCAGAGATAACTCCTCTGTATTTATTAGAAGAAATGCGTCATATAATAGATAAAGGCGGTACTTCTGATAGAGATAAATTAACAGCAATAACAACATTAATGAAACTTTCTGGTATGATGGACACAGATAAACAAACAGAATCTGTAACATTGTTCCAAGGTTTTACAAAGGAGCAACTAAATGCAATTCAAGGGAAAGAAATCAAAAAACTGGAAGAAGTTGAAATCACACGCGAGAAGTAAGCGCTGTCATATCTGCTTATATCATTTAAAAAAAACTGCTGTATATATTTGGGATATTAAAACCAAAGATACTAATAGATTAAAATGTATTAACTGCCTAACGATGTATGATTCTGATTTTGAAATTACAGACTTGGGAATAGTAAGAGAGTTAGGTTATTCATGAGATTAGCAGTATATGGAACTCTTAGAAGAGACTATCCAGACAAAGGAAAAATAAAAGGATTTAGTTTAGTATTTCCAGGAACACAGTCTTTTCCTGCAGTAATTAAGAATGAAAAAGGAAAAGGAGCTGTTGTAGAACTTATGGATGTAACACAAGAAGACCTTAATATGTATGATGAATATGAAAATGTTGATGGAGGTCTATATATAAGAACTACCGTAAATGTAGAACTAGACAACGGTGAAATCGAAAAAGCTTGGATTTATGTAGCTGGACCAAAGATTTGGGAAAAGTCAAAAACGTTTACTGAAGTGCCAGAAGGAGATTGGCATTCTATGAAAACGTTAATTATGTTAGATAGGGTATATGAAAAAAAGTACGAAACCACAACCTTTTAATATAATACCTCCTGACTTAAGTCAAAAAGAAAAAGCTCTGGAGCTTGCTAAGAAAGACATAATTACTTTTGGCCAAATGTTTATGCCAGAAGATTTTATGAAATCATCGCCTGCTCCATACCAATATGAATTAAGTGATTTGTTGTTAGGAGATGAAAAAAGAGCTTGTATAATACTTCCTAGAGGTCACGCTAAATCCACTTTAGCTAAAACTGCTTTACTTTATCAGTTGTATTTTGCTCCTCCTGAAAAGAAGCAGTTTATTGCCTGGGTATCAGAGGAACAGTCTCAGGCAATAGACCATATTAAATATATACAAAATCATATTGATGTAAATCCTGCATTACAATATTATTTTGGAGATTTAAAAGGAAGTAAGTGGACAGAGAAAGAATTTACCACAGCTAGAGGAGATAGAATTATAGCGAAGGGAACAAGTCAAAGATTGCGTGGTCGTTCTCAATTAGGACTACGATATACAAACATAATTCTAGATGATTTTGAATCAGAATTAAATACTAAAACACCAGATAGAAGGAGAGAAATAAAAGAATGGGTAATGTCTACGGTAGAGCCCGCATTAGAAAACTCAAAAGAAAACGAAGGGTCAATATGGCTTATTGGTACAATAGTCCATTACGACTCTTTTCTTCAAGGAGTATATGATGGATGGCTAGATGCTGAAAAAGAAGGAAGAAAGTCTGCTTGGCAAGTATTATATAAGAAAGCTATAGTAGACGATATTCCTTTATGGCCCAACTATTTCTCAAAAGAAAAACTTAAAGATATAAAAAGAAGGTTTACAGAGATGGGTCTTGTTCACAAGTTTGCTCAAGAGTATCTTAATGAGGCAAGAGACTTAGAAAATGCTAAGTTTATGATAGATAGAATTAATTACTACAGAGGTCATGTAGAAAACAGAAATGGATTTAACTATATGATGATAGACGAATCTGCTATACCAGTAAATGTATACATGGGAGTTGACTTAGCATATGAAGCAAATGCTAAAAGCGATTATCAAGTAATTGTAACTATTGGAATAGATAGCGATAGAAACATATATCTAATAGATTATTATAGAGAACATTCAGCATTATATGATATGCCTCAACGTATCATAAGTATAGCAAAAAAATATCATCCCGTAAGAAGAGTTAATGTAGAAAAAGTTGGGGCGCAAGGATTAATTAAAGACCATGTAAATAAGTTAGCTGGTTCTGACAGAAAGTTGGCTCCTGGGTTATCTCAAGGAGTAAGACCGCCTGGTGGTATAAAAAAAGAAGATAGGTTAGAAACATTATTGTGTCCTATAGTAAACGGACGTAAGTTATTTATGAAGAAAGAACATCAAGATTTGATAGATGAGATGTTTGAGTTTCCAAAAGGAAGAAACGATGACCTTCTTGATGGATTATGGTATGCTGTAACCACAGCAAAGCCTCCTCGAAGTAATGCTATTGATAGAACTAAATTCGAAGAAAGATTGACGAATAGTGAAAAAAGTGTTACATCTAGAGCAGTAAGTTGGATTACTGGTCAAAAAATATAATATTTATCTTGACAACAACGTCGTAAAGTTGTTATTTTAGACGTAAAATACAAATTGGGAGTATATGGCAAACTACGACGAAAAGAAAAACAAACCTCAGATATCTAAAGAATTGTTTAGGCGTTGGAGAGACGCAAGAGAACAATGGGACGCTGAAGCAAGAAATGCAGTAGATTTCACTTTAGGAAATCATTATAGTAATGAAGAATCAGATGCTTTACAATCAGTAGGGCAAGCTGACTTTGTTATTGATAGAGTTTATGCTGCTGTTGATAAATTAAAATCTTTACTTACAGCTAGACCCGCTAGATTTTCTGTTATAGCAAGAGAAGACTCAGATAATAAATTAGCAAACGTTTGGAGAACTATACTAGAATATGTATGGGATATCTCTAACGGAGACAGCACTTTCAAACAAGTAGTGCATGACTATGCTGTTACTGGACTGGGATATATGTATGTATATGTAGACCCTGATGCCGACTATGGAAGAGGCGAGGTAAAGTATACGCACGTAGACCCTTTTAGAGTGTATGTAGACCCAGCATCAAGAGATAGATTTTTTAACGATGCATCAGGAATGATATTGTCTACCTTTTTAACCAAACAGCAAGTATTAGACTTGTATCCACAGTTAGAAGAAATGATTGACGATATAGAAGTGGGTGTAAACTCTCTTTACGGAGAAGATTATCCTACATCAAATCTAAAGAACAGTAATAACGTTCTTACTCCAGCTGAGGCAAAGGACTTAGATTACAATGTAAATCAAAAATATCAAATACTTGACAGATTTTATAAAGTAAGAGTTCCTTATTATAGACTGTTTAACACTTTAACTGGAGCAGAAAAAATTGTTGACCCTGAAATTTATCTTCAGATATTACAAGAGCCAGAAACAGAAAAAGCTATTAAATCAGGAGCTATACAAATTGAAGAAATACAACAAACAAGAATTGCACAATGCAGTAGCATTGGAGACACATTATTATACGAGCGTGTTTTAAATACTGATATATATCCAATTGTTCCTTTTACGAACATTTGGACAAATACTCCCTATCCAAAGTCAGATGTGAACAAGGTTAAGGACTCTCAGAGACTTTTAAACAAGTTATTCTCTTTGACCTTGTCGCACGCTCAATCTGCTGCTGGATTAAAACTTTTAATTCCAGAGGGTAGTGTTGATAGTGTTAGTCAGTTAGAAAAAGATTGGGCAAATCCAAATGCGGTTATTGAATATAATCCAGAATTTGGTGAGCCACATTACCCACAACCAGCTCCTTTAACTAGTGAGTTTTATTATTTAATTGATAGGGTAGAAAAATATATAGATTTAAACTTTGGTATACCTGAGCTTTTACAAGGATTCAAAGATAACGCTCCTGAGTCTGTTAGAGGTACAATGCTTTTATCAGAAATGGGAGAATCAAGAGGTAAATCAAAGTTAAGAGATATTGAAGCAAGTTTATCAATGGTAGGTCAAGTAGTTTATAATTTATGTAAAGACCACTATAGATTTGCAAAAACATTTAGAATTGTACAACCAAATAATGATATTACTGAATTTTCAGTTAATATGAGACTGTATGATGATAAACGAAATGAACTGTTAACTATAGAGAATGATATTCAACTAGGTCAGCATGACATTCGAATTATATCAGGTTCAACTTTGCCTAGCAACAAGGTATCTGAATACAACATGTATCTTGATGCGTATAAACTTGGACTGGTAGATGATGTCGAGGTTTTAAAGAAAACTGAAATCTTTGACAAAGAAGGTGTTCTTCAAAGAAAAGGACAAATGGCACAAATGCAACAGTATATCACACAGCTTGAAAATCAAGTTAAGAAGCTAAGTGGTGATTTACAAACATCTGAACGTGAGCAGGTTTCTTCTAGAAAACGCACAGAAGTTGAGAAGTTTAAATCACAATTGAGCGAAATTAAAAGCTCTACGAAAGCTAAAGAAAAAGAAAAGGTGATGCAATTAGGCATGATGGTAGACCAGATGGGACAATCTTTGGAGGAAGAAGAATAAACAATCGTGGTTCGGAGTTTTAGACTAAATCACGAAAGGAGAAAAAAATATGGCAACAGAACAAGAACAACAACAGGTTGAACAGCAAGACCCAATAGTTGAAGGAGCTGGAAATGAGCCTACTATTTCAGTAGAACCTCAACTCGAAGAAGGTGTGGAAGCATCTGAAGCGGTAGATTGGGAAGGAGAAGCTAAGAAGTTTCAATCCATGTACGATAAAAAGGTTGCAGAGCACGAAAATCTAAAAAAAGATAGTAATGATTTACTACAATTAAGACAAGTGTTAACTGAAAAACCTGAATTAGTACAGGTAATTGAAAAAAGCCTTGCTGGAGAATCTATTGAGGAACAAAGCGCTGAGAGTTCAACTCCAGAAGACTTTGACCCTTGGGATGCCTATTACAAGCCAGACTCTCAATCTTACAAATTTAGAGTAAGTCAAGAGAAAAAGCTTGTACATGAAACAGTAGATAACGAACTAGCTAAACTACAAAGTCAGATGGCGATGAATAATTTAAAAACAGAATTGGTAAGCAAACACAACTTAGGTTCAGATGATGCAGAGAAGTTTTTACAATTTGCAACAACACCTAAAGCAAACCTTCCTATTGAAACTCTTATTAAAGTGTGGAAAGAAGGAGAAGGTAAGGCTAATAAAGTAAATGAAAACTTAGAAGCTGTGCAAAAAGCAAAGTCAATTCCTAAACCAGCTGGTGTACTTCAAGGTGGTCAACAACCACAAAAAACTGAAGAAGACCAAGTATGGGATAGAGTTATGAGCGCTGGAAGAATAGGTAGGATAGCTAAAACTAACTAGGAGTTAAAATGGCTTTTAACAAAGGACAACTAAAGTCATCACAAATTACAGCAGCTTCAACAAGCGCTGGATACGGACAGGCTCCAGACCAAAGAAAGCTGTATGATTTCTCTGATAGAGTTGCAGAACTTATGCCAGAGGAGTCACCTTTTTTCGTCTATCTAAGTCAAGTTGCTAAAGTAGCTACTGACGATAATATTTTCAGATATCTTGAAAATAGAACTGTCACAAACTACACAGCACGTAACTTTAGCTTAGCAGCCGACGTAAACGGCGGCAGTGGCGTAACTGCAGGAAATCTTTATGATTTTACTGTAGATGACGGCGCTGGTGCTGCACCAGGGTTTATTACCAAAGGAATGGTAATAGCTGTAAAAACTGTGGATGACACAAACGGTTATGGACAAGCATTAGTTAGAGTTGAGTCTGCACCAAACGTTCAAGCAGCAAACTCTACCTTCTCAGGTAGAATTGTTGAACTATCAAATTCTAGCATTAGTGGCTACAATGTTTTATCAGACAATGATGAAGCACAAATTGTAGGTACTTCTTTTGAAGAAGGAACAGGTTCACCTGATACTTTCTCAGATACACTAGAAGATGATTTTGGTTATACTCAAATCTTTAAAACAGCTTGTGAATTAACAAACACAGCAATAGCTACAAGATACCGTGGCTATTCAAATGAGTTCGAAAGAATTTGGGCTCAAAAACTACGTGAACACAAAGTAGACATCGAAAGAGCTATGCTTTTCGGTCAAAAAGCTCGTGTTAACGGAGTACAATACACTGAAGGTCTTGTTGGACACATTGTAAAAAATGTTGCTCCAGTAACTGACAATTCAGCATTTTCATATTCATCAGGTGCGCCTTATTACAGAAGTGTAACTCAGGCTGAATTAACTTATGATAGATTACTTGCTGACTTAGAGGTTATTTTTGACCCAGCAAGAGGCGGTTCAAGTGAAAGACTTGTATTAGCTTCATTGCCAGTAATTACATTCTTCAACAAAATGGGCGACGGTGCTTTCATTGATGCTTCTGTAGGTCAATCATCATCTCCATTCAGAGTAAATATGAACAATGTACAAGGTTCCTTTGGACACAATCTAATGGAAATCAACACTGTACACGGTTCTATGTACTTAGTGAAAGAACCTCTATTTAGAGGAATTGCTAGCGGCTTCATGCTTATGGCTGATATGTCTAAATTGGCATACAGACCATTAGTTGGAAACGGTATTAATCGTGACACTCAAATTATGACAAACGTACAAAATGCGGATGAAGATTTGAGAAAAGACATGATTCTTACTGAAGCTGGTCTAGAAGTTACACTTCCAGAATGTCACGCTCTATATAACGTGGAGGGATTATAAAATGGCAAGAGGTAGTATACTAGAAAAAAATAGTGGTAACGGTGGATATTTATTACCAGTAGAAAAGATTTCTGCAGCTAAGACTTTAGATGCAGTTTCTGATAGCGGCAAGATTTTTGTTGTTGCTAATGCTGGTAGCGGATATTCCATTACACTTCCTACAACTTTAGAAGTTGGTACTCAGTACAAACTTATCTTCGAAGACTCACCAAATGCAGCAGTCACTATCGCAGCTGGCTCAGCAATTATTTTTGGTAAAGTTGTCGAAGGAGAAGTTGACACATCAGACGATGCACCAGGTTCAGCTGGCGCGACAGGAGTTTCAAATGTAATTTTTGGAACTACAACTGATGAAGGTGACCATCTTGACATCGTATGCGATGGTACAAAATGGTACGTCAACGGTATGACAGCTGTAGATGGAGCGGTAACCACATCATAATATAGTTATTAGGTACTATGGAGTGGGCAGGTCCCACTCCGAAACCTATAAAGAATTTTAAATAATAGGAGATAAAATGGCAAATTATAACGTAGTAACTAAAATTATTATTGGGAATTTAAGCCCTGATGCAGATTCTGTGTCTGGTTCTTTAGCTAAAGAAATTACAGACTATATTGAAACACTAGATGATTCTACTGGAGCAATTATAGATATACAAGCTGTAGAGCTTGACAGAGGTAGAATTGCATATATTATAGTTCACAAAGGATAATGGCTAACTGTCAACATTGTAGTGAGCCTAATCCAGAAGGATACTTTAATTGTCCTTCATGTGGGCTCAGAGCAGCTCCTAGTAAATGGAATACTAATTTTGTTATCAGAGAGGGAAACCCTATGGCAACAGCAATTAGAAAAGACTTGATTGATATAAACCATATGTCTATGGACGATGGTATTAAAAAAATGCAAGAAAGTAAAAAGAATGCAAAACCCACACCAAGTGGGAAGGGAATAAGGGTAATGTAATGCCAATGGTAGGAAAGAAAAAGTTTTCATATACAAAAGCTGGGAAGAAAAAAGCAAAAGCTTATGCTAAAAAAACTGGAAAGAAGATGAAAAATGCCAAGAAAAAAGTCTACTAAAAAAAAGACTACTAGAAAAAAAGGTAGCCCAACGCCAAAGAACAAATCTCTATATTCAAGAGTGAAGTCTGAAGCGAAAAGAAAGTTTAGTGTATATCCTTCTGCGTATGCAAATGCGTGGTTAGTAAAAACATACAAAAAACGTGGTGGTACATATTAATGGCATATCAAGGTGGACTTAGAAAGTGGTTTAGAGAAGACTGGGTTGATATTGGTTCTAAGAAAAAGAAAGGCAAATATCAAAAATGTGGTCGTAAGTCTGCCAAGGGTAGTAAAAGAAAATACCCTAAATGTGTTCCAGCGGCTAAAGCTAGAACGATGAGTGAATCACAGAAAAGAAGTGCGGTAAAAAGAAAAAGAGCAAGAGCGCAAGGAGTTGGTGGAAAACCAACAAATGTTGCTACTTTTGCTAAAAGAAGTAGAAAAGCGAGAAGAGGATAATGCAAAGAAGAGGTTTTGGAACTCAACAAGTTAGACATACTAATGGTAAAAAAAAGACAAGACAAGGTCAAAGCAATAATACTAAGTATGGTAATAAATTAAGTAGTAAGCATTATATAAAAAGAAGTAGAGGACAAGGATAATGGCTGATTTTAAAACAAGAATAGACAATCTAACAGGCTTTGGTAGCACTGATGATGTTGCTATAGCAGACTGGTTACTTGCTGGTGCTAGAGAAATCATTGATGTTTTACCTATGTCTAAACTAGATAGAATGTCTGAAATACAAGAATTTACAAATTTTCAAGGTGTAGAAGATAGTAAGATATTACACGTTTTAAGAAAAGATGAAAATAATAGTGATAGATTAATGCCTTGTAGACACATACACGCAAGTAAGTCTGGAATGGCACAAGATTCAAATTATATGGAATTTGCTACTAGTTCCGACCCAGTATATTATTTAGAAAATAAAAGAGTTTATACATTACCAGCAAGTGCTTCTTCAAACGATAGTAAACTTATAAAGATTAACGAAGATTTTACGATTACTATTACTGATGATACTATAGATAATTTTCCAAAAGAAGCAACAAATGCAGTAGTGTTATATGCATCAAGAAATGCCTTAATGAGACTAATGAATGCAAAACATGGTAACGCAGACATAACCACTGGTTTAACAGCTATAAATACTGAAATGGGTGAAACTCAAGCAGTAGCTGACTTGATTAACACTCAAGTAAATGCAGCTATTACAGAGATAGCAGAAATGGCTATTAATGTAGATGCAAACGTAGATACAGCTTTAGCTGCTATGAAAACAGCAGCAGATAAAATTAATACTGCAATAGGGTTGGCTAATGATGAGTATGATGAGGTAGCAGTTGAGGTAACAGGAACTGCAACTTCTCCAATATCAGAAGCTAGAAGTGCGGCAGTTAGTTCTCTATCTATATCTGATTTAGATTTATCAGGAGTAAGTGCTCCTAGTGTAAGTATTAATACTATATCTTACACAGATGCTTTAAATGAAGATGCTAGTTCTACTGGCGTAGATACTGTAGCTTCATCAGAAATAGACAAATCTGATATAAGCGGGAATCAGCCTACATATACAAAGCCTACTATATCATTATCATTGTCTTCTATATCTGATTTAAGTATAAGTGCAAGCGCACCTTCAGATATTAGCGTGAGTACACCAACAGTAAGCTTTAGTCACAATGTTCCTATTTTTACACCGCCTACTCTTTCTGTTGATATGACACAATTTGAGACTTTTCTAGAAACAGATGAAGATACTGAGTTAGCACAATTACAACTAGGTAGACTTAACAACGAAGTACAGCAGTATCAATCTAACATACAAAAAGAAATAGCTTCTTTTAACAGAGACGTAGAAGAGTATAGGGCAGAACTTCAGGAGTCAATTAAGGATGCTGATTTAAGCTCAGCTTCTGAAGCTCAAAAAATACAAGAGTACTCAAATGATATACAAAAATATGCTGCTAATGTAAATAAAGAAGTACAGCAGTACAGAGAAAATACACAAAAAGAATTGAACTTGTTCCAAACTAGAACAAGAAATGAGTTGCAACAATATGGAACTGATATTCAAAACGAGTTAAATGAGTTTAATAAAGAAAATCAGATTTACCAAGCTAATATACAAGCAGAAATACAAAAAGCAAATTCAGACTTACAAACAGCTTTAAGTAATGCACAGATAGCTTCTCAAGAAAAAAGACAGGAAGCTCAACAAGCAACTCAAGTTAGCTTAGCTAACAAAGCACAAGACCAGGCTTTATCTTTACAAAACCAAGCACAAACTTTACAAGCTGCTATAGCTGATAATGATGATATTTTATCTAAATTCAACCAAGATATTTCACTGTATCAACAAAATATGAATAAAGAGATACAAGAATATTCATTAAACCTACAACAGCAAATAGCTGAGTATCAATCTGCTATTGCAATACAGCAAAGTTATTACCAAGAAGCACAAGCAAGAATTAACGCTGGTAATTCATTCTTAGCAGAAGCACAAGCTAGGGCTAATGAAGTAAATACCTACGGAGCAGAAGTTGCTTCAAGACTCGGTCAAGTAAGCGCTCAAGGAACAGTTGCTGGTTCTTACATAGCAGCTGCTCAAGGATATGCAACAGAACTACAGTCTAAGATAGGTATAGTTCAAGGATATGGAACTGAAATAAACCTAAGATTGGCTGTTGATAGTAAAGAGTATGAATGGTATGCAAGTCAATATCAAATGGTTAATGCTCAATTTGCAGAAGCATTACAATTGATAGGGATAGATAAATTAAAAATTGAAAAAATGAATGAGGGTAGATAATGGCAAATAAATTAATAATTAGAAATCACTTAGAGCCTCAAATAGAAGCTCAAGAAACTGTAGGTTCTGATATCTACACTTCTTATCAAATAGAAGTTAATACTGGTAGTAATGGAGGAAGTTACGAAACCACATTTTCAAATGAAAAAGCTATTAAGTATGTAGGCGTTGTAAGCGGAACAACAGGAGGAGGAGTTGCTGTAGGTTCAGCTTTTGAAGGTGGAGTAACTACAACAGGAGCAGCTCCAGGAGCAACAGGAGTTAAAGCTTTTTATGTTAAATATGATAGCGTTTTAGGGACAGTAGCTGACATAAGAGTTTTTGTAGGCTCTCAACATATGGCTACACTAACAGAGGGAGAATCTGTTTGTATTCCATTAGTCGGAGGAGCATTAACAGACTGTAAAATTGAAGCAGATGATTATTTCGACGGGACCACAGAAGCTTCAGCAACAGTTGTATTAATAGGTGACTAGAGATGGCGGCGATAGAATTTACAGCAAAAGAGATTTATAGTAGAGTACTGCAAGCAGTTCCTGATGTATCAGAGAACTATGTACTAAACTTAATTAACGAAGCATTAATTGATATGGGTAGATACACCAATCAAATAGAGAATGCAAAAACAGATTTAAAGCATAATCAATTATGGTATGCGTTAGATGACGATGAAGCAATAACAGTAAACAAGTTATTTAGATGTACGATATTAAACTCAGATGGAGAATACATTAAGATTCCTAGATTATCAAATGGAGAAATAAAACAATTCTACAATGAATCAAATACAGCATCTAACACTAGCTGGACGGAGGTATAATGGCAGCAGTAAGTAGTACGTATAAAGACCCTAGTGATACTTTTGTATGGTGGATAGAAGGAGATAGGCTTGCTATTGCTACCACAGAAGGAGACGGAGGAACAAACGAAACTGATAAAGGTCAGCTTAAAGCAGTAAGCTTAGGTTCTGGAAATACTATTACTGATGGTCTTATTATATCTTATTATGCAGAACCAGATAAACTAACAAGCATTACTGGTACAATAGATATTGACAATGTATTACAACCAGCATTAATAGATTATGTTAAATCAAAAGCTTTGATGGACGCAGCAGCTAGAGCAAAAGACCCAGGTCTTGCTCAGATTAAAATGGCGTCTGCACAACAATGTATGGCTAACTACAAAGAAGCTGTACGCAGATACGGTATGAAAAAGAACGATAAAGTAGGTGGCACTAGAGCGATAGCTCCAGTGGACATGAGATAAAGGGGCAACAATGGAAGTAAGTAAAGATAGTAAATTTACATTGAGTATTGAAACGCTTATCAGTATAGCAGTTACAATATTTATGGTTGTTGGTTTATGGTTTAATTTGCAAGCTGAGATTGAAGAAGCTAAACAATTACCAGAGCCTCCAATCAGTAGAACAGAATATGATTTAAAAGACCAAATGATTCGTAACTCTATTCTAAATACTGAAGAAAAAGTAGAAAAACTTGAAGATAAAGTAGATGATATTAAAGAAGATACACGAAGTATTAATGATACTCTACTGAAAATGAATAATAATTAATGAGGTTTACAGATGAACAACAAATTTATATCATTCTTGGTATTAATTTTATTCTCGTCGCTATCTTGGCTGCACTCACAATCAGTCAACTTAAATAGCTTTGAAGATATTCAATTAACGAAAAACGAGTTTTGTGCAGTTATAGAAGTGAATGCTTCTTGGAACTGGGCTAATAAAATACCATTAGAAAAAATAGAAAACTGCTATACTGGATATGTAGACATATCTAATAAAAACATAGGTGCAGTTATACAAAAAGATTGGGACATTAAAGTAGTTCCTACTATTATTATTTTTGAGTATGGAAAAGAAGTAAAAAGATTTGAAGCTGACTTATCTATGAAGTTTAGAGAAGAAGAAATACTAAATTTAATTAGAAAAGAGATAAAGAAATAATGCCAAGAAAGAAAGCAAAGGCTATAAGAAGAACTACAAAAGGCAAGAATGCCAATTACAGACCTACTAAAAAAGGTGCTGGAATGACAAAGAAGGGTGTAAAAGCTTATAGAAGAGCTAACCCTGGTAGTAAGTTAAAAACTGCTGTTACTGGCAAAGTAAAGAAAGGTAGCAAGGCAGCTAAAAGAAGAAAGTCTTATTGTGCAAGGTCTTTAGGACAACTGAAAAGAAGTTCTGCTAAAACTAGGAATAATCCTAATTCTAGAATAAGACAAGCACGTAGAAGATGGAAATGCTAATTAATAGGAGGAATCATGGGACCAATATTAGGTAAAGTTCTTACAAGTTTAGGTACAGAGAAGCTTATCAAAGCTATCATTATGCACCTAGGAGATTGGCTTGTAACTAAATCATCTAACAAACTAGATGATAAGTTATGGGCAGAAGTTAAAAAAACTCTAAATAAAAAATAGGAGAGATATATGAACTGCGAATGCGGATGCGGGTGCTAAGTGCCTAAACAGATGTTAACATTAAATGACTTTAGCGGAGGACTTAATACCAAGTCCTCTCCTAGGGATATTGCACTCAATCAGGTTCAAAGTGTTACAAATGCTGTATTATCTAATCCTGGATTAATAGAATCTAGTAGTACTAGTACTGCAAAACACACAGGAAATGTTTCTGACTTAAGACATACTAAGAAAGGAAATGGAGCTTTCATTTTTAATTCTCAATTTAATTTAGATGCAAGTGGAACAGCTACACAGCCAACTCAAGCAATTTGTTTTCCCAATAACAAAAGTGATGGAAATACTACAATACAATTTTTTAGAAGAGATTTTGACAGCACTGGAAACTTTTCATACGAAGGCGTAGATTCTGAAATAGATATGGGAGTTACTGGAGGAGTAGAGCCAGTATATTATTTTGTAGATGGCTTGTTATATGTTTCTGATAAATTAGTAGTAGACGGAATAAACAGTGCTGAACCTAAAAAACTAGTATATGTAGACCAAACATCAAGATTAGGTACAGGAATTACAGGTGGATGGACTGATATAAATTCTAAAATAGAAATAGACGGTAATCAATTTGAAGATATTTCAGAGGAAAGCGCTTTTAGTACAAATCCTGGCTCAGGAGAGTTTAGCATTATACTATCTACAGACCCAATCGTAGACGCTACTGCTTTTACTACTATTAAACAAAATTTAGTCTCGCCTGATAATAATCTAGTAACTACTACAAACCCTAATGACACAAACCCTGACCCAACAGCAGATATTAGACTTACAGATAAAGTTGTTTATTTAAAACTGAGGACATCAGAAGATATGTCTTCAGCTGATTTAAATTTTGCTGGTGTATTTTCTGCAGGACAAATTTTTGATGGATACATAATATTTATTAATGGTGAAGGTATGAGGGTAAGAAGTGTAAGTGAAGTAGATTTATCTGTAGAAGGTGATAAAAAAATATTACAGTTAACTGTAGATAGAGATGTTTTTGAAACAGGATTACTAGAACACGGAGGTTCATCAGAAGTAAAAGTAAGTACATCTGCAAGTATTTCTGTTACATCTGGTGGATGGGAAGCAGGTTCTTATGAGTTCTGTCATACGGTAGTAGATTTGCAGGATAATGAAACATTGCCACAAGCACCACAAGAAGATGGAAGTGGAAATATAAAACTGTTTGGTATTACCTCTGGAGCATATTTTACTGGAGTAAAAGTTAGAATACAGGATACATCATTTACAGGTAGAACAAATGAAAAAGGTTTTCGTGTATACACTAGAAAAAAAGACGGTAATGGTAGATGGATATTATTTTTAGACGTAGATTATTATAAAGGAGTAAGAAAAAATTTATTTGAAGATTATACAACTCTTGTTCAGGCAGCAACAGACTATCATGAAAATTCTGCTTCTTTTGATATTGTAAATCCATCCTTAGATACATACGAAAGTATAAATGGATATTCACAAGATGAAGAAAGTATTGACTTTGGAACAGATGGTGGATTTAAAGCAGCTACTGTTTGTGCTAGAAGAGCATGGGTTGCTAATGTTAGAAAGAACAATAAAGTATTTGATGATAGAATATATTATTCTCCAGTAAATAGATTTTCTACATTTCCTGACAGTTATTTTTTAGACATTGGTATTAGTGACGGTGATTCATTTACTGCATTACATAGCTTAGGAAATAGATTGTTAGCGTTTAAACAGAAGAAATTATATGTCATAAATGTATCATCTACTTCTGATGCTGGATGGTATTTAGAAGCAGAATATGATGGAATAGGATGTAGACAACAAGAATCAGTTTGTAAAACACCATTTGGTATATGTTGGGTAAACGATGATGGTGTCCATATATTTGACGGAACATCTATGCCTAAAGAACTTAGTTTATTCTTAGATGATAGAGCATGGAGAGCAAATCAACTTTCTAATAATCCAGCTATAGGTTATAATAATAAATATAAACAATTAAATGTTGTTCAAGACACAACATCAGGTGATAATCATGCATTTGTATATGATTTTCAAACTCAAGGATGGAGTTTTATACAGCCGTTTTCATCTCCAGACTATAACGGTATGTCCAATTTTTTACCATCTTATGATGGTTTGTATTATATAGAACACGATAATGGAATATCTCTTGGTCCTAATGCAAAAGTAATAAATCTTTTAACAGGAGATACTGGAAGTAAGGCAACAACTATTATTACTAAAGATATAGATTTTGGTAATCCGGGATTAGTAAAAAAAGTTAAAAAAGTTTATGTTACTGCTAGAGATAACTCACCTGGTTCTACATTAACATTAAGATACGCATTAGACGGAGGCACAGGTTTTACACAAGCATCTGACCCAGCAGGTGGACAAGCAACCATTAACAATTCACAGTATGAAATTAATGCCTATACTATTAATCAAGACTGTCAATCTATAGCTCTAAAACTTGACAGCAGTGGAAAGATTGATATAAATGATATTACCATAGATTATAGACAAACTAATAAGAGAGCTTCATAATGCCAAAATCTGGTGAACATAGAGTTAATCAAATTGACTCTTTCTTTAGAGTAAGACCATCTTCTCAAAATGTGAGAGAGGGAGAGAATGTATCATTTCTTGAAGACGGTAAACTTATTAAGCAAGAAAAAAGAAATGGTATTGTTTATGAGCAAGTTTATGTAGAGCAAGGAAAAACAAGAGAAGAGAAAGTTAGTACGTCTACTGGAAGTGTTACCAATCTTGTTGTCTCTGGTTCTTCATCTGGTTCAGGTGATGTTACTGGTATTACAGCTGGTACAGGATTAACTGGAGGTGGCACAAGTGGTAATATAACTTTAAATATAGATTCTACAGTTACTACTTTAACAGGCACACAAACTCTTACAAATAAAACTTTAACAAGTCCTACTTTAACCACGCCAGCTTTAGGAACACCAGCAAGTGGTGTTATGACTAATGTAACAGGAACAGCTTCAGGATTAACTTCAGGAAAAGTAACTGTAACAGATAGTACGGCTAACACAAATTTCCCTGTAGTGTTTCATAACGAATCTAATGCTTTATTAGACGATACTAGTGCATTAACTTATAATCCAAGTTCTGGAACTCTTGTAGTGCCAAATTTAAATGTAAGTGGAACTACAACTACTGTAAATACTACAAATCTTGTTATATCAGACAAACTTATTGAACTATCTAATGGAGCAACAGGAACTCCTGCTGCAGAAGCAGATTCTGGATTAATTATAGAAAGAGGAGAGTCTACTAATGTCTTTATTGGTTGGGATGAAGGTAGCGATAGAGTAAGATTTGCTACAACATCATCTACAGGTTCTTCAAGTACAGTATCTTTTGTTTCAAATGCAAATATACAGGCAGGAAGATTATATGGAGATGTAACTGGTGATGTAACTGGAGATGTTACTGGAAGTTTAAGTGGTGGAACTGTAACAGGCTTATCATCTGCAATATCATTATCAGAAGGTGGTACTGGTGGTGGAAGTGCTGCTGAAGCAAGAACAAGTTTAGGTGTAGATGCAGCAGGTACAGACAACTCAACTAATGTTACTTTAGCAGGTAGTTTAGATTATATTACAGCTAGTGGAACTGGCAATCAAACACTTACAAGAAATGCTATAGATTTAACTACTGATGTTACTGGTGTTTTACCTTCTGCTAATTTAGATGCAGATACAGCACATTTGAGTGGAACACAAACATTTAGTGGTGCTAAAACTTTTTCAAGTACTATTACAGGAAGCATTAGTGGAAATGCAGCAACAGCTACTGCCTTAGCAACTGCGAGAAGTATTACAATGTCAGGAGAAGTTTCTTCAGGTGCTGTTAATTTTGATGGAACAGCAGGTGTTGTTATACCTAATACTACAATAGGTTCAGGTGTTATTGTAAATG